CCGCCGCCACCGCCGCCGCCTCCGCCACTACTTCCCGCACCTCCAACGCCTCCAGTTGCTTGGAAACTTCCACCTGTTCCAGTACCACCCGCGGCAGTTGCACCTGTTCTACCGCCAAGTGTGCCACCAGTTGCGCTTAACAACGCACCAAAACTTGAAGTGCCGCCGTTTGTGCCGCCCGCACCACTTGTATTTGACCCCGACCCACCATTGCCAATAGTAACTGTGTATGTTGTTCCCGCAGTTACAGAAAAAACACCGTAAGCAAAACCGCCGCCGCCGCCGCCGCTTCCCGCTTGACCACTACCCGAATTTCCACCGCCGCCACCACCGCCACCGCCTAAAACTCGAACACGAATACTTGTAACTCCTGTTGGAATAACAAAAGTGGTACTGCTTGTAATTTGTTGATAAAGGCCATTTCCAAAAACTCTAGGCGAAATAAAATTGGTTGGTTGCCATTCAGTTCCAACCGCAAGAAAACCTTGTGATTGAAGTCGTTGGATGCTCGATGTAGATGCTTGTCCCATTTTTTAATCCTCGTATCCGTAAATATTAACGCTGATATTTGCATTGTCCGCATAACAAATAACTTGTTTTCCGGCGCTTGCAACTAAGCCTGTTCGTTCAAGTGTTCCGTATTGATTTACCAACACATCGTATAACAACCATTCTGCCGTTGTTGGTGATGTAGATGTTGAAATTGCCAACCTAACCCAAGCGGATTGAATCCCACGGTTGCAAAAATTAACGCTAAATGTTCCAACTTTTCCTGTGGGTACTGTGTACACGGATGTATTTACACCCGCCGCAAGTGCCGTTTGTCCTAATGTTCCTGATGCCATTTGTATCCCCTAAATTTAAGCGAATCCGCTAAAGAAAAGCAATTTGCCATTGGTTACGCCTGTTGGTGTACTTACAACCCAAGCAGTACCATCCCAAGTTACAACTTGTCCTGCCGTTGTACCAACAAGCGATGTATTCCAAGCAGTACCGGTTGAAATCGCAATTCCTGTTGCGGGATAAACTGCCGCGCCCGTAGGTCCTGTTGGGCCTAAATTTCCTGTAGGGCCAACACTTCCCGTAGGCCCTGTAGGTCCTGTGGGCGCAACATTAACCGTATAGTAGGCAATCGTTTCAACAATATCACCCGCCGCCGCCGCGCTTGTTAGTACAACGGATGTGCCATTAGTAGCCGTGTAATCCGTGCCATTCAAAAACACGCCGTTCAAATAAACTTCAATAAAGCCAACCGTATAAGTTGCGCTAAATGTTGTTTGCCCCGCGGTAGCCGTAAAACTTGTGCGCGTGTAAGTAGCGTTAAGCGCAGCACCGGTTGGGCCGGTGTTACCTTGTGCGCCCGTTGGCCCTGTTACGCCTTGGATACCTTGAATACCCTGAATACCTTGTGGGCCGGTTGGTCCAACATCCCCCTGAATACCTTGCGAACCCGTAGGTCCTGTTGGGCCTTGTGTGCCGGTAGGTCCGGCTACACCCTGTGGCCCTGTCGGTCCTGTATTACCTTGCGCACCAGTATTCCCTTGCGGCCCTGTTGGGCCAACATTACCCTGCACGCCCTGAATACCTTGTGGGCCTGTTGGTCCTGTAACACCTTGCGCTCCTTGTGCGCCAGTAGGTCCGGTAGCGCCGGTGCTTCCGGTTGGGCCTGTTGGTCCGGCAACGGTTGAATCAGCGCCCGTAGGTCCGGTAACTCCTTGAATACCTTGTGCGCCCGTTGGTCCGGTTGGGCCTTGCACGCCCTGAATACCTTGGTCGCCTTGGATGCCTTGCGGTCCAGTCGGACCTTGAACGCCTTGGATGCCCTGAATACCTTGGATGCCTTGGATGCCCTGCGCCCCTGTAGGACCAGTTGCGCCCGTAGGACCTTGTGAGCCTGTTGGCCCAACATCGCCCGTAGGTCCGGTAGGACCGGCAACCGTAGATGCTGCGCCCGTAGGTCCTGTTGCACCCGTTGGACCAACCAAACCAATAGATTGAATAACCACAATCAAATTGTGATTGTTGGCAAAGCCCGTTGTTCCCGTGCCACTAGATGTAGAAAGCGTAACGGGGCAAGTAATGGATGTGTTGGGTACTACAACCGAATCAGCGGATAAAACCCATTTTTGATAGTTGTTTGAATTTGTTGAATCTTGCAAAACAACGCTATCACCGGTTTTCAAAATTCCCAAGAACAAATCAACATCAATGTTGTTACTTGTTAAATGGCTAAATACAAGGTCTGATGCCAAGATTTGAACGGCATTATTCCAATACACATGGCCCGCGGTTGGCGTGCCTGATGTTTGGTTTGCATCGGCTTGGTATTGATAAAACGATGATGATTGACCATCAGCACCCTGCGGGCCTGTTGGTCCGGTTACGCCCTGAATACCTTGGTCGCCTGTCGGCCCTGTTGGTCCTGTTGCGCCTATATCGCCAGTTGGTCCGGCACTTCCCGTAGCGCCAGTAGGACCGGCAACGCCTTGTGCGCCCTGTGGCCCTGTAGGTCCGGCAATACCCTGAATACCTTGGATACCTTGTTCGCCTTGAATACCTTGCGCACCGGTTGGACCGGCAACGCCTTGAATACCCTGCGGGCCTGTTGGTCCGGTTGGACCGGCAACCGTGCTATCCGCTCCCGTTGGGCCGGTAGGTCCGGCAGCGCCATCGCTTCCGGTTGGGCCAACATTTCCCTGTGTGCCAGTTGGACCGGTTGGGCCGGTAGCCCCCGCGTTGCCTTGCAAACCTTGCGGGCCGGTTGGACCTTGTACGCCCTGAACGCCTTGCGCCCCCGTAGGTCCGGTAGAACCCGTAGGCCCTGTTGTGCCACTTGTTCCGCTAGAACCCGTAGGACCGGTTGGCCCATCATTACCGTTAGCGCCTTGTGGTCCTGTTGGACCTTGAACGCCTTGGATGCCCTGAACGCCCTGAATACCTTGAACGCCTTGTGGACCAGTAGGGCCAACATTACCTGAACCGCCTTGCGCACCGGTTGGACCTGTTGGGCCAACTTCGGTAGATGGTGCGCCGGTAGGTCCGGTAGGCCCTGTTACGGATGCACCAGTAGCGCCGGTAGGACCGGTTGGGCCTTGAACCGTGCTAGGTGCGCCTGTAGGTCCAGTAGGACCGGTTGGGCCGCTACCTTGCGGGCCTGTTGGCCCAGTTGCACCGCTAATTGCCCTATCAATTCGTAAATCAATTCGGGGTTGCGGTGTTACTTGTAAATTTACATTGTTGCCATCTTGAACTGAAACTTTAATGTTGCTCATAGCACAATCACTCCATCGCTACGCACTAAGAACAACAAGAAAATAATTGCATCATCCGCGGGGGTAGAACCTACGGATGGAAAACTAACTTTAACGCGCCCCGAATAACCAACGGGGTCTGCGGCGTTAATTTCTAATTCGGGGTCAGTTTGCATTAGCGACCAAGCACCGGCATCAATTACCAATGTGCAAGAACCCGCCGCTGCAACAATGTTTGTCACGGTTAAAGGAATTGCGCTAGGCGTAGGCGTGTAATCGGCAATATCAAAAGTTAGGCCATTACGCGTATCAATGATGTTTGATAGTTGGCGGCGAACAATCTGCGCATCAATGGTTGCGCCTGTTAAATCGATAGGGTTGCCGGTAGCGGAATTGGTGAATGTAAGATTCCAGTAGGTTTGTTGATCCCACACCAATTCACCCGCAAGAATGGGGTTATCGAAACCGCTTACTTGTGCAAGGGTATTCTTATTAAAAATCGCCATGTTAGCGTTCCCTAAACTTAGTCAGAACATCCGCGATTCACGCGGGCTAATGGTGTCTTGTATTGTGGTTATCTTATCAAGGTTGCCTAAATAAATCAATGAAGTGCCACAAATCATCATTGGCATAAGTTCCCGCGGGTTTATCGGGCGACCAAGATGGATTAGCAGACAAAAGTTCGGTTAGGTTATCGCCTTCAATTGTAAATCGTTCAGGCATTTGATTTGGGATAACAACCCCGTTTTCATCGGTTTTGCTAACACTTGCTCGAACCCAATTATTTGGCTATTGTTGTATATTAGAAATTACCTCGTAAACAACTTGTGCGGGGATGTCAATTTGTCTTGGCATATCAACCTTTCAATTTTGCTTCTAGGGCTTCTACCTTGGCGGTCAATTCTTGAATCGCTTTAGTCAAAACCGCTACATAAGATGGGTAGTGAATTGTTTTAAAACCAACTTCATCGCCAACTTTCCAATCGGGTTCTTCATAAACCAAAGATGAACCAAGCGGGATAATTTCTTCCACTTCATCAGCAATAAAGCCGTAGCCTTTTTGGTGCTTGGGGTCGGCAATAAGTTTATAGGATACGGGGCGCAATTGTTTAACAAAATCTAACCCCAAATCGCTATCGGCAATTTCTTCTTTTAGACGAATATCGGATGGGCTTGTTGTTCGAACATCCAAAGTAACGGTGTTACCTGAACCGGCAGAACCAACATAAGCGCCAACAATTCCGGTAGAAGTTGAACCAACAATGTTAAGCGTGTTGCCCGAAACCGTAGCCGTACCGCTATTAGTTCCCGCCAAACTCATAACGGGGCTAGTTGATACCCAACCGCCACCGCTTAAATAATATGCAGCGGATGGCGCGGATGCGATTAGATTGGCTTGGGTAACCGATAAAGAGCCGCCAAGCGTAAGGCTACCGGATGTTGTAACCGTACCACTTAAAGTTAAACCGGAAACAGAACCCGTGCCGCTTACGCTAGTAACCGTGCCGCTACCGCCACCACCCGCAGGGGTTGCCCAAGTACCGTCATTTCGCAAAAAGGTTGTTGTAGAACCGGAGGGCGCGGCAATATTAAAGCCGCCCCATTTGAAATAACCCGATTGAATCCATAAGCCAACGGGAACAACGCCGCCACTTACACCAATCAAACCATATTCATCGCCTGAACCGTAAACGCCTGTTTGCCAACCTGAACCAACAACGCCTACGCCTTTTGCGCCTAAACCGTTTTGTGCATATCCCAAAACGCCAACATTGTATGCGCCGCCTAAAGCCGTAGCAGTTCCATAAACACCTACCCGAATTGCACCCGATGTGGGTACGGTAGAACCACGGCTATAAGATGAATAATCTACATTGTATGTAATGCCGTTAACAATAATTGGAAATGCAGTAGATGGGTTTTTCCCTTCAAACAACGCATCGCCATCAGTACTAATGTCAGCGCGGAAAATACCGCTATTAAAAAACACATCTCCGGTTGATTGTTGAATGTAATAACCTTGTGAACCGTATGTGGATGGTGTGCCAAATGACGGGGGGTTAGAACCATTCCAGTTATCCGAACGAATATCTTGGAAAATACTTGCCGCTACTGGCCCTGTCCATGCCGTTGTATTAGGCGCAACGCCATCAATCGTAATTGTTGAACTGTTGTATTTTCCTTGGATGTACCAAAGAACTTGGCCTACGGTAACGCTAGGTGCGGTTAATGACCATCCGCTAGGTGCAGCAGAACCCGTTGTAGGCGTAGTAAATGTTGGTGCGGGCAATGCTTGGCTTTGTTGCTTGTAAGCCGTAATTGCCGCCAATCCGGTTGCGCCGGTTGTACCCGCACCGGTTGGGCCGGTTGCACCGGTAGGGCCAGTTGCCGCGCCAATTGGCGACCAAACAAACGATGCGCTAATTGGGCTTAGTGTTGATTGGCTAATTTCATTGCCTACCAAATAGGCAAAGTAATAAGTACCCGCGCCAAGAACTTGGTTTGCAAATGTGTAATAAGTTCCATTGGTTACGGGTTGGCTATTGCTTGTTGATGCGGTAGCCAATAATTTCCAATCGGATGAAGATGGGCTTGCGCTTGTTGTATAGAACAAGTTGCCAAACAGAACGCGACCGGTTGTTGGCACAAAAACTTGAACATCAAAATGCGGGAATGATGCGGATGCAAAGCCCGTTACGGTTGGCGCTGATAAAGGCGAAAAATAAGTTGGCGATACCAAACCCGAATTAGGCACGGGGGTAAATTGCGTAATATCTTGGTCATCATAAACTTGCGCGTTGTATTCGCTAAGTTCCAAACGCGCACCCAATTGACCATCGGGCAATGATGCTTCATTTACTTTCATTACGCGGAAAAGTTTATTGTTCCACCCGTAATCGGCATTGGTAACACTAACCACATCTCCCGCATCAACTTGGATGCCGTAATAGGTAGTGCTAAAAGAAACAATCAAATCTTCGCGTGCTTGTTCCAACAAACGATTGGCAAGGTAATGCGCTTGCACCGAATCGTTAACCATATCGTAAGTAATTGAATACTTGTTAACGGGTTCGTTGGGGTAAAGCAAGATAGCGGGCGTTTCAATATTTACAAACGCCGCTTGGTCGCGGTTTTCCTTAAACGGGAATCGCGCTTCAACTTGGTTAATTGAAGAAGTAATATCGGTTGCACTAACGCGGATTTCGCCAACAATGTTGTCATCGTTAAATGCGTAGGATGTTGTTTCGGCTTTGTTGACCACCACCGACCATTGACCCAATGCCGCGTTGTATGTCATCCACGAATCGCACGCCGACATAATGCGGTCAATGTTGGAAAGAACCGTTTGGCCCGCATCCAATACGCCGTTGATTCGATAACGCGGTTGCGTAGATGGGTTGCCATCAGCATCGGTAAAAGTAATTAGTTGGTCGCCATACGCGTTTAACGCGGTTGCGCTTGTCGCATTAACAAAGCCTGAATCTACCGCGCCACCATAAACAGAATTGGTAATGTAGTCATACCAAACATCGCCCGCTTTTGCTACACCCGTGCCGTTCAATGTATGGCTTACATGGAATGTAATGGGGGAAAGTTGCGTAGTGTCGGCATCGCGGTTGTAGTTCAAAACAACAATAGCAAAAGCCAAGCCATTCATTTGGCGACCGGTTGCGGGCCATCTTTGAGCAACGGCAATATCCGTGCCGCCCATAATTCCGCTAGGCAATGTGCCTGAACTATTGATTGGCGTAATAGTTCCTGATTGGCTAGAAGTGAACAAATAGATAAACAGATTGCCGCTAATCTTTGTATCTACATTGCCCGCTTCATCAGTTAGCGTAATTACCTTGCCTTGTTCGCTAGGGTCAAAACCAATTTTCCTATCGCCATAGTACATATCGGTTTGGTCAAAGGTAAATTGACCATTAGGGCTAATGCTAGAAATAGCCAACACATAGTACATTTTTTTCTGATTGGTTGTTAGCACCGCATCAACGAATGTACCGCCCATGTACGCATCGCCGTACACAATAGGAATTGCATTTACACCGCTTGGGGGAACTTGTTGGCGAACCCCCATATCTTGCTGCTGCTCGGGGTTGTCAGCAAATACACGGGTAACAATTTTTGAAACGGCAAAACTAACGGCAAATGTTGCCGCCGTAAGGCTAACCCCAAAGGTTGTAACCAACCAATTTGCCGCCGCGCCAATAAGTGTACTAACCATACTATTCCCTAACAAAAGTTGCGCCAAGTGCTTTGTAGCCCCTGCGCGTGTAATCAATCAACGGGCCATTTGCTGATACCGATGTACACACTACATCAATTTGCCCCGTTTCTAGCATTGCCTTTGCCCGTTCATCAAACGCTTTCCAAAGCCTTCCACCAATAGTTCCATTGCGATATTCAGGTTCAACCCACCACAATAGTTCGTTTAATTCTTTTACTTTTGGCGACCAAATGTTAGAAGTTTTGTAAGCCACAATCGCGCCGCGCATATGCGAATCGATAAAAATGAAACCACGCCCTTGAATGATGCTAAACAATAGTTCTTCAACATAACGGGGAAAGTGGTTACACGGGTTGCCAAGTTTTTTAATTGGGTTTTCATACGCATAAGCCTCCACTATTTCTAACAATCTTGGAATATCGTATCTTGTCGCCTGTCTTATCATGGTACTTCTTTAATATTTTGATAATCTGAAGTGTTTTGTGTAACTGTTGTTTCGCTTGATTGTGTTTGTGTTTTTGGAGGTGAACCAAAATCGAAATAAGTATTGGAAACTTCCGCAACGCGATTCATTGAAACATCGTTAGGATAAATGAATTGCCAATTGTTTTGGTTGGTTTTTACGCCCGACAATCTGTTTTCCAAAACAATGCGCATTGATGAACAAGAAATAGAACAAGTTGCAACGCGTGTTCTTTGTTCTGTATCAAAATTTTCGGTTAGCGCAACGCTATTGATAATGCCTTGATAGCGTTTGAAAAACTGCGTTGTAGGCGTTGTAAGAATTTGATTGTTTGAATCAAAGAAACCGCGCCACACTTCTACCGTTGAACCCTTAATATCATTGCTAAGAATCAATGCTACATTGGTAGGGTCAATGCCCGTCAATGCAATTGTCATATCGTCCGATGTAGCCTTAATATCGCGCTGAACATCGCCAACACTTAGCAATGCACCAAGGTTAGCAAAGGTAATACCGTTAACCGTAATAGGCGCTGCGGCATTGCAAAATGTATAAACCGTTTGTGCGCCGGTTTTGCCAACTGTTAGGCGTACAAATTCCGCATGATTGATTTGCGAACTATTTACGGCATTGATTGTTGTCATGTTATGTACTCACGGAAAACGAACGGCGAATCCCATTGAACAAACGCGCCATCCGTCATAGGGTTAAGTGTATATGTTGGGCATGATTCGGCAACAACTGTAAATGTACAAGCATTACCCAAATAAACCGTTGTGCCTGATGATGGCGAACCAATCAGCGGGCGGTTAATTCCTACCGATGAACCGGCGCTATCCGCGGTTACTTTGTAGGTGTAACCGTTAATCATAACGAAATCGCCCGCTTTAAATGTGCCGTTAGATGTAAGCGCAAGCGTTTGCGTATTTGCCGCGGGTGTTCCGTTCAATGTTGCAGCGGTAGCCGTACCGCGCATTTTTGTAAACCAAGAAAGGTTTGTACTATTGAAAGTAATAGTTTCGGGTAATTGCCTATCTTTGTTATCAATAGATTGAATAATGTCCCGAACTTGCGGATAGTACAAATAGTTGTGCGGCGTGATAGTGAACACCCACGGCACGGTTGTTAAGTATTGTGCAACGGTGATATATCCGCTACGCGCAACTTGTTGCCCAACCATACGGCGGTTGTTCACCGTCATTGATTGCTGAATATCAAAGATGGTTTGGAAACTCATGCCCTACCCCTGTTAACCGCCAATGATTTATTAGCGTACTGATTTGCCGCCCAAATCGCGTTAGAACTACCGTATAGGCGTTCTTCAAACGATTTAGTATCAATGGCGTTAATGTAGTTGTTTGTAACCATCGTAGTGCCGCCCATGCCCGCTAAAGCATGGTTTGGAATGATAGTTCCGGCAGTACGGGGAACAAATAGTTCCGGCCCGCGTTCACCAACAATAGCGGGTTGATTTACGGGAGGGCTACCACCATCCGCATAAAACAATGCCAAATCAGCACCGGATGTATTGATGCCGCCACCCATCCCGAACAAACCTTTAAAAATGGATGTTGCGGATGCTTTTAATTGAATGGCTAAGATGTCTTGAATGATGCTTCGCGCCAAACTCTTAAAAGAAATTTTGCCGGTTTGAACAAATTGGTTAATGGCAGATTCCATATTGCCCATCAATGAATCAAAAGCCTTTGCGCCATTTTCAAGTTCTGTTGGCATATCGCGGAAAAACTTTAATGCGTTCCGTGAAAAACCTTCTTCAAAAGTTCCTTGGCGGGCTTGCAAACTTAATTGGTATCTTTCCCTTGCAATGCCCAATGCTTTTTCGGCTAATCCAACTTCACGCGCTTCGGCATCGGCACGGTCTTTTGCCGTTAAATCTCTGCGGTTATCAAGTTCTTCTAAGTTTGATGCCAACTTTTGTTTAATCTGTAATCTTTCGCGTTCCAAATTGAATTCTTCTTGCGTCATGCTTGAAGATTTCATTTCTAGCAACATCATTTGCTTTTCGTTATCCAACGCAATGCCCATCAATCTTTGGCGTTCAGAAACAACGGCATTGCCTTTTTCATAACTAGCAAAGAATTCCGCACGGGCTTTGGCATCTTCTTCCGCGGATTTTTGTGCGTTAGCAGCACCTTGCGCATAAATTTGCATTTGCCTTTTTCGTGCGGCAATTGATTCTTTAGATTCTTCAATCTTTCTACCGCCTTTAGGCGCGGGCGCATTGCCTTTATTTAACAACGCATCAATTGAATTACCGTATTGGCTTTCGCCCATAATCTTGGAATAAAAGGCATCCCGATTTTGGCGGGCAATAATGCCTTTAATTTCATTCTTTAAAAATACATCGTTGGTTTCGCTATCCGGTGTATTTGGAATTAAAGATTTAAAAATTGCTACGGTTGTTTGGAATTGCGCAACAAGCCCCTGCAAAACCAAGCCAACATCTGCCGCGGTAATTGCGATAGTTTGGAAAACAGTTTTAAAAACTTGTCCAAGATTGTTGGTTTCGCCGGTAAGGTCTTTTAGATATTCAATGCTTGTTTTTAGAACCGGCCCAAGTTGTGTAGCCAACACTACCATTGTGTCCCGTGCATTTTGGGCCATTAAATCGTAGGTATCCGCCGCATCTTGAATTGCTTTTTCTTGTTCTTTTGTAAGTTTGTTTGCTTTGCCCATATCAGCGGCAAGGCTTACAAAATCAACACCCTTGGCGGCTTTGCCAAAGATTTCCATTGCTTTGGCATTACGGGTAACAGAATCATCCATTGAACCAAGGTTTTTAACCACCTTGTTCAACAATTCTTCTTCGGAAAGTTTGCCCAAATCTTTTAGGCTAACACCCAACATTTGCGCGGTTTTTTGCGCTTTATCAGAACCGCCCGCGGCTTCATCAATAAAGTTGGTAAACGATGCAAGCAGTTTGCCGGAATCGCTTGCTTTGCCGCCCGCATTGCCAAGGGCGCTAGAAAGTTTAAGGATTGTGCCAATAGCCACATCATTGGCTTTGGCTACATCGGCTAAATCATCGGCATATTGAAGCGCCGCGGCACTAGCGGCAACCAAAGCGGTTGCGCCTACCTTGCCGTATTTTTCAGCAGATTGGCTAAATTGTTCTAGTTTCTTTCCCGCGGCTTCAATACCTTTATTGAATTCCGCGGTATCTAAACCTAGAACTACGCCAAGGCGGGCAATCATATTAGCCATCTTTTACCCCAAACATTGTTTTATCAAATCCGTTCGCCTGTTGCATAAAGGCCAAAAGGCTATCATTTACTGCCGCCTTTTGTTGTTCTTTGGTCAAAGGCGGGTAGATGTAATCATACGCATTACCCAAAATGTTGGCTAGTTTATATGGGCGTGAATTGGCGGCACGCATATAGTTAAACACCCCGTTGGTTAGGGTCGCTATTTGCGTAAGAACGCCGTAATTTCCAATCAACCCATCGGCATACATCGTTTGGATGTTTGCCATAGTTACATCATCAATTTCGGCTATTGAATCTAGAGTATGCCCGTTAAAAACCATTGCGGCTAGGCATTGGGTTTTTAACGAGCCTATTAGTTTCCCCGCGCTTCCTTATATGTCGGGCTAATCGCTTCGCCAATCTTTTCCACAATTTGCATTTGAACCGATAGCGGGAATTCTTCTTCAATATCCGCGTAGGTTAAATCTTCCAAACTTGCGCCTTCCAATTCAGGCACTAACAATTTAAAAAATTCGGTAATGCGGGCTTCGGTAATGGCTTTGTTTTTTGCCGCCTCGCGCATTGAACGCCCATCAACCAAAATATCGTTATCAATGAATTCAAAGCCTTCGGTTTGATTGTCCTGAAACTGTAGCAATGGTTTGGTAATTTCTTGGTAAACCTTTTCCACCAAATCTTCATCGGGTTCGGAAACCTTTTTGTAGATGGCATCAGATTCGGCAACCAATGGGATGCGAACTTTAAAAGTATGCCCGCCAAGTTCAAATGAACGGGTCAAAAGGTTTTTTTTGTTTGTTTGGTATTTATCCCCAAACGCTGAACTAAATTTTGTCATTTCTGTTTTGCCTTGTATTGATTCATTCGCCTACCTAAAACTTCTCCAATCCTTTTGGCGACTGTTTGGGATTGGGCTTCCATAGCAGGGCGTAAAAATGGTTGGGCGGCATTTCTTGCCGTGCCAAATTCTTGCGCCATTGCGCGGGCATCGCTTTGTATGCCCATGAAATTTTTTGTATCAGTAACGCCTAATTTGGCAAGTTTACGGCGGGCTTTTAATAAGCCTTTGCCTTCACTCATGGTCTTTAGTTTTTTGCCTGATGCAGTTGTAACTGTTTCAATTACGGTATCGGATTCCGTAATGTATTTGGAACGCCTATCGTTTTTGTTTTGGCTTCTTGCTTCAACTTTGAATTAAAGGCTTAACCCGCCAGTATCCACGGGGGCATTTGAAACCGCTTGGTTTAGTACGGGTTGCATGGCTTCCCGTGCGGCAGGGATAAGAATTTTGCTTTGCGCTTTCTTATCGCCAATCTCATCGGCTAATTGCTCAAATGCGGCATACACATCTTTCAAACCTTCAATTTTGAAAGTAATGCCCATGATTAGCCCATCGGTTTGATAATCTTTTGATACAACGCGTTATTCAGCGTGTGTACATATTCAACAACTTCATCAGGCGTAAATTTATCCGCATGGTTAGCGGCAATCTCATGCGCCAATGAAATCGCGGTTAGTTTTTGTTGGGTGAACCCAAACCAATCCTTTCTAGAATCGGATTGGGTTACCAAAAAACTTAGTAGGTCGTTAGTGTCTTTTATTGTAGTTTGCATAATATTAAGTGTTGTTTGACCAACCGTATTGATTGCCACGGGGGTGAATTGTGAAAACGCATTTTGATTCTGCGTTAGGTTGGCTATCAATGTCGAATTGAGAAACGCGACCATTAAAAGCGTAGGCAACTGTATTAGTGCCGGATGTAGCCGTAATCACAAAAGTGCGGTCAATCAAACCGGATTCTGAATCGCCACGAATCAGCAACAAAGCCGCATCGCTAGGATTCCAAGCGGCGGTAATGCTAAGTGATGTAGGTGCAGATTGCGTTGGGATTTTGTCGCTTTGGCGTGAACCGGCAACGCTGAAGTTTGCAACCGCATCATCTTGACCAAATGCGGGTACGGATAGA